GGCAAAGAGTAAATCAGCTGGAAACAGCATTAAAATAAGCTTTGGGAAACGTAAATCCCAACCTAATGGTAAGAAGTCCTATGGACCTAAGTCACAAAGACCTAAAAGGTACCGTGGTCAAGGTCGTTAAAATTTATATTTAATAGTATGGAAAAAGAAAGAATATACGAATTAAGGATTGATGAAGATGATGAATTATCAGGTGTAGACCAAATTTCATTGGTTGATGAACCAGCAATCGAAGTCAATTGGGTTGCGTTTAACAAGCATAAAGATGTATTTCATATACCAGAAAACGAAGATGAGAAGTATCTTCAAATGCTAATGGATAAAGCTGAATTGGAAGAAGACCTATTTAAAGAAGGTTATGTTATTGATTCAGTTGAGATATTAGACGGTAAAGAAGAATTTGCAACAAACCCAAATGCTAATTCAGAATGGGATGAAGATGAGTTTAAAATTAGATACAAGTATATGCTTAATCCACGTATTGGTGGACAAGCATCTGTTATATCAACCACAAGACAATTCTGTAGAGATTTAGTTAATAAGAACTATGTGTGGAGAGTTGAAGAAATGGATAACTTAACCAATGAATTTGGTGAGAGTGCATTAGTTTGGAGAGGTGGTTATAACTGCAGACACGTATGGGGTAAGATTAAATATAAGAAAGATGCTACCATTGTTAACAAAGCGTCTATCAATAAAGGTAAAGCAGATGTAGGTGGCTTCCCTAGTGGATTGGCACCAGATTTAGATGTAATTGGTTATGAACAACCTAGTACTGTAACTAATAAAACATTAGCTAATCCAAGCCCATCAACCGTTCGTAATCTAGGTCTATCAAAAGAAAAGTTTGAACAATTAAGTATCTATGGTTTTGAGCCTAGATATTTCCATATATGTCCTGGCGCTGTAGAAACATTCAAGCATCTAATCTCAATGGATAACGATGAGGATACTATTGGAATGATTAGAAGTGCAGCACAAGTCGCTGATAATGTATTCAGAATTGAAGATGAAGTTATTAAAGCTAATGTAGCAACACCTGAACAGCTATTAGAAGCTATGGTGCTTGTTGAGGACTTTAAAGATATTATATATGAAATAGACCAAATCAGTGGTATGGTACACGATGTATCATATATGGATGGTCATCTTGAGGTTATCAAAAAATATATAAAAGAAGAACTTGGCTATGACGTAGGTACAATTGGTGGCTATGTTGATCCAGGAATTACTGGTAAGACTAAGTTTGAAACATATAACGATTATCCTGAAGCAGCTAAGAATAATGCTTGTAAAGTATTACGTTGGAGAGATGAACACGGTGATGAGGTTAGAGGAATGACAAGAGTTGGTTGGACAAGAGCTAATCAATTATGTAGTGGTGAGAACATCTCAGAGTCAACGATAGCTCGTATGGCAGCATTTGCTAGACATAGAAAGAATGCTGAGGTTGCACCAGAATATAGTGCTACACCTTGGAAAGACGCTGGATATGTTGCTTGGTTAGGATGGGGTGGAACGACTGGTGTTGAATGGGCTGCTAGAAAATTAGACAGCATTAGGAATAAAAAGAATATGTCTAAACAAGAATTTGTTACTGACGATGAGAAGAGAATTGTAGTAGGCCCAGCAATGATCCCAGATTTAAAGATATTCCGTAAGGATGCTAAAGGTAATCCATACTATGTATTCTTCAGTGCTGAGACTATCAAGATGATTGCTGAGAAATATATGCGTAACAAGTATCTAGACAATAATGACGAGATGCATAATGGGAAACCAGTTAAAGATGTATATGTAATTGAGTCTTGGATTAAAGAAAGCTACGAAGATAAATCAAATAAGTATGGTTATCAACATCTCCCAATTAACACCTGGTTTGTGTCAATGAAGGTAAGAAATGACGAAACGTGGAATAAAATAAAAAGTGGAGATTTGAAAGGTTTCAGTGTATCTGGTTACTTTGAAGAGATTGCTCAATTCTGTTTAGAGGAGATGTTCTTAAAACAGGTTGCTCAAATATTGAATAACGTAAAAGATTAATTCGGAAATAATCAAAACATTTTATATATATAAGTAGAGATTAAATAAACTCATAAAAATAAATTACAATTATGTCAACAAACAGCAAAAATGCTATTCAAGAAATAAAGAAATTGATGAAGCAATTTGGCTTTTTATCTGATGAAGGTGTACTAAGATCTTTCAAATTGGAAGACAATACAATTTTAGAAACTAAAGAATTAAAGGTTGGTGAGAAGATCACAAAGATCAACGATTCTTTTGAAAGAGTTGCATTGGAGAATGGTACGTATCGTTTAGAAGAGAACTTCGAAATTGAAGTTAAAGAAGGTGCAATTGCTGCAGTAAAAGAAATATTCTTGGATGCAAAACTTAAAGATGGCACTGCTATCAAAGTTGAAGGTGATTCTGTAATTGAAGGAGCTAAAGTAATGGTTGTTACTGCAGAAGGAGATTTACCAGCACCAGACGGTGTACACGAACTAGAAGATGGTTCAAAGGTAGAAACTAAAGATGCAATGATCGTTAAAGTAGAACCAGCAATGGAAGAAGAAAAACCAGAGATTGAGATTGAAGTATCTGCCAAAGAAAAAATGGAAGAAGTAGTTGAAGACGTTCCAGTAGCGGACGCTGGTGATCCAGTGGAAGTTGAAATGATGGATATGTTAAAAGACTTCGTTAAAAAAATGTCTGAAAAGATGGCTTCAATGGAACAAAAAATGTCTAAGATTGATGCTGACTTTAACGCATTCAAAAAAGAACCAGCTGGCAAAAAAATTGCTGATGGTAAAACAGAATTTAATAAAGTATCAAAGGATTCCGAAAATGATTTAATCGCCGGAATTATGAGATTAAGAGAAATAAACAAATAATTAAAAAAAATATTGTAAAATGAAAAATTACACTAAAGAAAATTTTAGCTACGTAGTATCCTCAATTACTGGTTTTACTGACCAATTAGGTGGAGAATTGTTAGCAAAAGCACTTATCGGTGCTACTACACCAAAGTACGCAACTGTACGTCTTGGTATCAAAGGTACTCAACAATTGAACCTTTTAGATTCTAACCCAGCATTCCAAGCTGGTGCTTGTGGATGGAACGCATCTGGTACAACTACTTTCTCACAAAGAAGTATTACCGTATGTCCAGAAAGAGTAAACGAAAGTTTATGTCCTGATGATCTTTATCCTACTTACCAGTCTATGTTATTACAACCTGGTCAGACAGAAGAGACTGTACCATTTGAAAGCATTATCGCTGACTTGAAAGTTAAGCAAATTCAACAAAGAATTGAGCAGAAGTTGTGGCAAGCCACAACTGCTGGCGGAGATTGCTTCAATGGTTTCAAATCATTAATCTCTACTGGTACAACTGGTGTTGGTAACTCAAGTGGTGTGACATTCTCAAACTCAGCTGCTTACGGTGTATCTGGTAACCCAATCACTGAAGTAGACAAATTAATCAACGTTCTTTCTGATGACGCTATGAGCCGTGAAGACCTTGTAGTGTATATGTCTTTCGCATCTTTCCGTTTATATGTTCAGGCGCTAACAAGAGCTAACTTCTTCGCTAACTACATTGGCGGTACTAGTGTAACTGCAGATATGGAAGCTATCCATCCTAACACAAACGTTAAGGTGGTTCCAACTATTGGTTTAGCTGGTTCTAACCAAGTTGTTATTGGACCAAAAGCTTACACTATCGTTGGTTTCGACTTATTAAGCGATCACGAAAGAATGGAAGTATGGTACTCTAAAGACTTCAACGAAGTAAGATTTAGAGCTAACTACAACTACGGTGCTCAAATCGCATTGTTCGGTTCAACAGTTTACTTTGCTACTAACAACTTAGCATAATATAACTAAAAACCTGTGGGGTGAAAGGCCCCACAAATTTTAAATAAACGAATAAAATTAATATAAATAAATTATGAGTTGCGTAATCACATCAGGAATCGCACTTGGTTGTTCTGACGGAATAGGTGGTATTAAGAAGATTTATATTGTAGGTGGTACTGGTTCAACACCAAGTGTTACAGGTTTAACTTACAATTCAACTGGCGCTATTACAGGTGCTACTTCTACTTCAGGTACTACTCTATACGGTTTTGAATTGAAAAGAAACACTAGTTCATTAACTCAAGCAGTTAACAAAAATTTTGAGAATGGCTCAATCTTTTTCCAACAAGAGTTAGTAGCAGTATTCTACAAGTATGATCAAGACAAGAGAAACCAGGTAAAATTATTATCCCAAAATGACGAATTACAAATCATTGCAATTGACCAAAATGATGTACAATATTATCTAGGTCAAGAGAATGGTATGTTCTTAAGTGGTGGTTCAGCTGCTACTGGAACTGCACTAGGTGACAGAAACGGTTTTGAACTTAATTTCCAAGGTCAAGAACCAGAGCCAGCTAGAGTAATTCAAGGTTCATTAGCTTCAGTATTTGCTGGTGCTTCTATCGTTGGATAATCAAAATTGACAACCTCCGTTGTAATCAATATATCTATCTGTTGAGAAGGGTGCGTTCTGCACCCTTTTCTATTTCACTTTGAAAAAATTTATATTTAATATTAGAAGATAACTCAAATGATAATATTACAGAAAGGACAACAAAACGAACTTGTACTCAATATTAACAATAATAGTAGAGTAGATTTTAGTGCATATACATTGACGTTTGTTCACATTATGTCACAAGAATCAAAATCATATGTGATTAATACAAGCAATCCAGCATTATTTGGAGAAAATGATAGGTACTGTGAAATAGTATTGAATCTTCAAGATCCTGGACAAGACCTTAATTATGAGGGTCAATATCAATTAAAGATATATGGTAATGGCACCAACTTAGTTTTTACAGGAATGGTATTAGTTGAAGGAACAGAGGAAGAACCATTCTTCACAACATATGTTTCTGATAACGAGAATAATTCAAATTACATATATATAGAATAATTTATGAATGAAGAGACAATAAAGAAGTTACATAAGGTTGGCTTCAAAGCAGCATCACTTCCAATTTTTTCAGAAGTGTTCCAAAGATCACCGTGGGTATATTATGGTGAAAACAACCTTATGCCACAATATCTTATAGGACAATATAGCAATTGTGCAATGCATAAAGCAATTGTTACATCAAAAGTAGAGCAGATTATGGGTGATGGTATTGTTAGTTTTAACAATCCGATGGCTACAGTTAACCTAATTAATCCAAAAGAAAATGTACACGACGTAATGAAAAAGTGTGCGTTGGACTTGGTATTATTTGGTGGTTATGCTTTAAACGTAATTTGGACAAGAGATAGAAAATCAATTGCAGAAATATACCATATAGACTTTTCAAGAGTAAGAACTGGTAAAATCAATCCAGAAACAGATGAGATTGAAAAGTATTATTATTCAGCAGATTGGGCTAATCTTAAAAGATTCCCAGTGACTGAGTATGACACATTCAATCAAAACGAAGGTGATGCGTCACAAGTATATTACTATAAACAATATCAACCATCAAATAGCTATTATCCAAACCCAGATTATTCTGGTGCTTTGTCAGCAATTCAAATTGATATTGAAATTAAGAACTTCCATAAGAACAACTTACAACGTGGTATGATGCCATCACTTTGGATCAACTATAACAATGGTCAGCCAGGTGAGGAAGAAATGCGTATTATTGTAAGAGGTTTGGAAGAACAATATGGTGGTACAGATAATGCTGGTCAAGCAATTGTATCATTCAATGAAAGCAAAGAAGTTGCACCAGAGATTACACAAATTCAACCAGGTGGTAATGACGCTTATTATCAGCAAATATATGACGATATTCTTCGTTCAATTATGGCTGGTCATAGAGTATCATCAGGTGAGTTATTTGCGGTAACAACATCTGGTAAATTGGGTGCAGCAAATGAGATTGTTGAGCACTCAGAATATTTCCGTAAGATGGTTATTATACCATATCAAGCAGAACTATTACCAACATTCAATAAGTTGGTATCAATGAAAAGTGGTCAACCTACCACATTTGAAATTAAGCCATTATCTATATTCAACAACCAAGGTGACAATACAGAAACTGCAACAGATAAAGCACAGAAAGTATTGGATGGTATTAACTCATTATCACCATTGGTAGCAAATAAAGTTCTTGAGTCTATGACACCAAATGAGATACGTTCATTGGTAAATCTAGATCCTACTTCAGAAGGAGATATTATTCCAGCTGTTGCTGAGATTAATACAACAGATATTGTAACGCCGGTTGCAGCAGAAGCACAAACCGTTAATGAACATATCAAAGGTCTTAAAGGACGTGAATATCAATCAATGATGCGTATTATACGCGAATATAATAAAGGTAAAATAAGCCGTGAACAAGCAGCCAATATGCTTAAAAGTGGATATGGATTCACTGATGATGAAATGGATACTTGGTTAGGTGAAGAAGAATATCAATACAATTAACTATGGGTGTACTATTAATATCAGAAACTAAATTAAAAGCATTCACAAATATTAACAAGAATGTTGATATGGATGTTCTAAAAGCAGAAATTCAGATTGCACAAGATATTCATCTTCAGACAATCTTGGGTACTAAATTCTATGATCATTTATTAGATCAAGTTACAGTAACTGGTAACACATTCAACGCTGAAGAATTGATCCTTGTAAACGAATATATAGCCCCATATTTGATCCAAAAAGCATACGCTGAAGCAATCCCTCATCTTCACTATAGAACGATGAATAGAGGCATTGTAGAGGGTGATATGGAAAGTGCTAGATCAGTTGATATGGATACTATGAAATATCTTAGATCAATCCAAAATCAAAGAGCAGACTTTTATATGACCAGACTACAAGATTATCTATTAACTGGTAGAGGTC